ATATATTTCTTGCCATTATTTTTTATTGTTTCTAAATATTTGAGTTCCCTTAATTCCAAAAATACTAGCCACTACCAAAATCCAGAGATTTGTAAACCATGATGGAAGTGCTGCAAAATGTTCAAAGAAAATATTTACTTTGTCCATAGCTTCTGGATTTCCTGACCAGACTCCCCAAGCCAAAATTATAATTGGGAAACTCAAAATCAAAAGACAAAATTCATCCTTGTAATCGTTCTGTCTAGCTTCTAAAAGTTTTCCCTGATAATTTTCCTCACCTCTAGCTTGTCTTTCTGCATGAAGTAATTGAGCTTCAGACATAGCCATTTTACTTTTTTGTTTATTGGCATATATTTTTGAACCAGCTTGTAAAGCTATTTTAATTGCACTTAACCACATTATCCTACCACCTTCCCTTTTTCCCATTTCATATCAGGCAATGAATTTTCATACTTTTTGCCATCATAAGTTAATACTTGTTTTCTATTTGATCCTGATTCATTGTAAGATACATGAACCCAACCACCAGCAGGATCATCAGGATTAAAAAATTCTAATATAAGCTGGTCAAAGTCCACATTATTTTGTAACCAATAAGCTATTTGAATATTTGGTATTCCAGCTATTTCAAAATCTACTGCTTGACCTTTAGCATGTTGTGATGTTTTCTTTGAACCTATAGCTTCGCATAATTCTTCTGATCTATAACCTGATGTTATGGTTATAGGCTTTTCAAATTTAGCTCTTACAGGCTCAAGTATTTCATAACAGACATTTTCTAAGTTTTTAATATCACCAGATCCAGGCTCATTCTTGATGCCTTTTCTAGTAGCAGTCATAGACTTAGTAAATTCTTCTAGTTTAAAATGTTTAGATAGTTGCATATATTAATTTTTACATTTACAATTGTCGCAAGTGCATAAATCTTGTTGATCGCTATGCAAGTGAAGTTCATCTTTACAATGACACCCACATTTGCAATCTTTACATACCTTTTTCTTTTGTTTTTTTTTTGGTTTAGATTCAAATAGTTTAGCAATAGCTTCACTAAAATTATCTATAGCTGTTAAAAATCCTATTATATATTTATCCATTATTCTAAAATCAGTTTCTTGATTGATTGTGAACCATCTATATTAGTTTCAAGTTCTGCTTTAGATTTAATACATCTATATTCAACATTGGAAGATACAGTTCTATTAGCAACCCTCTTACCTCTTAAACATTCTGATAGAGATGGTTGTAATCTTGCTTCTTTAATTTCGTTATTGACTAACATTAATAGAGCTATAACCACTTGTTCCATTAATGATCTCCATTAAGTTTTCCAATATTTGTTCTCACATTGTCTTTTAATTTTTCTATATCGTTTAATGCTTTATCTAAATCTTTAGCAATAGAGCCAATCATTACTTTATTGTGCATCATGTCATCTACTCTTGTTGTTAATTTTTCTACTTGGATTGCCAAATGTTCAATCAACATAAACTGTTCTTGATCCACAGGTTTCTGCGTACTAGCAGCTAATAAATCTTGTTCCATTAATGCTTTAGAAGTTTCTAAATGTATTATCCTGGAGTTAATCTCAGCATAAGTCCATACTGCAATTGATATTGCAGCTACAATCATTATCAATGTTTTTAAATCTGTTTTAAAATGTGTTTGTTCTGTAATCATTCTGGTATTGGTAATTTAAAATCTTTAGGTGGTATTAATATTTTATCACCCATTAATTTTACATCAGGGTTTTCTTTTTTATAATCATCTTTAATTGAATCCCAATAACTGCTAGAATCTTCTGGTCTATTATCAATACTTGTTGGAGCAACACCTCTACATTTAGAAACCAATAATTTAAAATTAGGATTGTGTGCTAAACTAGGATTACTATTAACCCTACCACACATTTTCATTAACTCTAATTGTTGTTTGATAGCAACATTTTCTTTTGATGTTTTACAATCAGTACCTAAATATTTTCTAAATGTAATACTAAAATTTTGTTCATCATTATCATAATCACTGTTATTAGATGTTCTATAATCTGTATCTCTATTTCTATCTTCTATTCTAAAATCTACTTCCCCACATCTTACACCATACTCATTAAGATATTCGTTTCTAGGATATGCAGGTTCTACAAAGAAAGCCAATAGACATAAAAGAATTATAAGTATTCCTGTAAAGTAATAGTTCATCCTGGCAATCTCCATTGTTCATAAATCCTTTATCTATTTAAATCTTTAATATCGTATGAATGTTCTCTTACTTGGTCAGCAAGAGTTCTGTATAAATTTTCTGCCATCTGCCATGTAGCTTCTGCTGATGATAGTCTTGTATTCATTTCTGCAATTTTTTCTTCAGCAACTTTTAAATCTCTTTCAAGATTTACAATTTGTACTTCAGATTGATTGATTGTAGTTGTTAAGTTTAAAACATATTTTACAGATGTAAAACCCCCAACTACTATTGAAGCAACTACTGGTATAAATATAAAATTCTTTTTAAATAATTCTGCAAAATTCATTATTCATTTCCATGATCTACTAATTTAATTTTTATTCCTAATTTTCTTTGCTTGGCAGTAGGAGATCGCCAGATTTTTCTTCTGTATGGTAAAATGTGTTTTCTAAAAGTGTTAGTCTTTATGTCTAGCAATTTAATATCACCATCAGGAGATACAGCAACCAAATCAAAAGGACATTGAGGATCACAAGCCTTTGCTACCCAATAACCTTGTCTTGTTAAATTAACAATTTCTTGATATTCAGAAATAGTTCCTTTAACATTTGTACTTAACTTAGTATGTTTGACAGAAAGTTTAGCAGAGAACTTAGACTTATTGTTACTAACACCCACAATAATTTATATACATTATCAACCTTTTTTTCTAAATGAGCTAAGTGATTGTTTTTGATTGTGTCTATTTTTTGATGAATAAGTTTTGTTTCGCCTTGTAACTTAATTATATCTAAAGAATTTTTTTGAGATTGTGTAGCCATAATTATTAATCGTTTCTAGCATCACCAAAAAATGTATTAGCAATAGCAGTAAAAGGTTGTGCATCTTCAAAATTATCTTTAATAAATATTGATCCATCTAATTTAGATAGAATTGCAATAGCTTGTTTAGTGTTAGGTTTAAATTTTCTTAACTCAATTAATTCTCTTAAACTTTGTGGATTTAGTAAAGCATTAGCCATGACTCTTTCGGCAGCTTTTGCATATATTCTTCTTGATGCTGTAAATAATCTACCAGCTAAAGTAAATTGACCTAATCTAGCTCTAATAATATCAGAAAAAGCACTACCAAAAACACCCATGCCTTTAGGTGGTTGTCGTCTTGCACTTATTTTTAATGCTTTATTAAGTAATTGTAAATCTTTAACAAAACCATCTCCAAATATTTCTTTTAATGCAATATTATAACCTCTTTCACCAGCTCCAAATAAATATTTATCAAATGATAAAGCATCTATAACTTTCATACCAAGTCTGTCAGATGTTTTTAAAACACTTTCACTTAAATCGGTTAATACACTTCTTTGAAATGCCTTAAAAACTTCTGGATCTTTTATTAAAATTTTTTTTAAAAGTCTAATTTCATCAATGTTTCTTGCTTTATATATTTTATCAACTAATTCACCTGGAGTTAATCTATCTAATTTTCCTGAAAAAGATTTCTCAATAGATTTAATAGTATTACTTCTTAACAAAGTTGCATCATCAACTGCTTTTTGAAAACCACCTAATTTATTTATTTTATTAAAATCAACTTCATTAAAAAATAATTTTAATGGTGCTTCATAATCTTTTAAAAATGACTTGTGTGCATTTTCATTAATTTTACCATTTTTAATTACTTTTGTTTTATAAAAATCATTAATAGAATTTTTATAGGCTTTCATGGCATCAGGTGAGTTTTTAATTACATCATGAACTTGTCTAGCATACACATCTGATTTTAAACCTTTTTTAAATGATAAAGAAAACAAATCCTCATCACCAAATATTTTTAATCTGTTGTCATCAACTTTAGTAATTTTAGAAATTAATTCATTGTTAAGTAATTTTTTGTTATTAACTACTAAAGTATTAAATTCTTCTAAAGCATCTATATATTCTTTAGGTGCAGATTTTTCTATTTGTTTATTTATAGAAGATACTAATGTTTGTAATGTTTTAACCTCTACTACTTCACCAGCAGCTTTACCCTCAACTTTATCTCTAATTATAGATTGTAAAACAGATTTTGTATTTCTAAGAGTTTCTGGATTTACACTATTACTAGCTAATAATTTTTTGTTAAAAAGTTTTTTTGTTTCAGGTAATTTAAGTAAATTATCTTTTGCTTTTTCACTTAATTCTTTTACAGTTTTAGATATAATATCTGTACCTACATTTTTAATATTAGCTGCAACTGCCAAATCATCAGCAGCAGTCGCTACCTTTGTTTTATATAATTCAGATGCTTCATCAATAGATGATCTAATTGCAACACCAGTTTCTTTTGAACTACCATCTGACAATCTAATAATTGCTTTTTCTAAAATTGTTTCTGACTCAGATTGTTTTTTAATTAATTCTTTTATAATAGGTTGATTTTGTTTTTTAATTACTTCTTGTATTAAAGTACCAGCTTCAAATTCTGACGCACCTTTAGTATTTGTACCAAATCCAGATTTTAAAAAACCAAAATACTTATTTAAGGCATCTGCTTGATTTTGATTAAATGTTCTAAACTCATTCATATAACCAAGTTTATTAACATTTTCAAAGGCTTCTTGAGCTGCTAACATATCAGCATCATTTGCAGCTTGTCCTAATGTAAATTTTAAATTTGAATTTATTTTTGCACCATCTAAAGTATTATTAATACTTTTAGCAACAACATCAGCTTTTATAACAGCATCTTCAGCAGTAGAAACTGCAATATCATTACCACTTAAAAATCTTCCTTTAACTAAATTTGTTGTAGCTTTAATAACTTTAGCTGCACCTACACCTAAAACTGCTGATCCAGCAGATACTCCAACAGCAACAAATGCTCTGTTTAATAAATCTTCATTAGATACATCTTTGTTAATATCATATAATTCTTTACCTAAAATATATTTTGAATATTCCATAACACCAGCAGTAAAAGCACCAGCAACTATACCAGCAGGAAGATTACCACCTGAATAAACAGTAGTAGCAATAGTAGCAGCTATGTCTGGCAAGATAACCATAGCATTACCACCTTGACCAGTAAAATCACCAAGATCAACACCAGGTTTATTTACTAATTCAAATTTTTTAGTTTCAGGATTTAAAAATTCTAGTTCTCCAGTATTAGTTCCTGTTCTAACAGTAATATTTGTTTTATACAAATCTGATAAAACATTTTTAATAGCAAGAGCTTTATTTTTTTCATCATAACCTAAAGAAAGAGCAAATCTAGCTTCTGGATTAGCTCCTGTTTCTGTGCCAATATCATTTTCAATTGCTATGTCTTTTACAGATGGTTTATAATTTATGTTTTGTATTCTTTCCTGATTAAACATTTCGTCATCAGGAGATATAATTTCATCTACTTCAGGAGATAAAGTTTGATCTAAAGATAAATCTTTTTTTTCAGCAATATTAGGAAATACTAATTTATAAAATTCATCTTCATCTTTATCGCTATAATATTTTTTATATAAAGCACCAGCTAACTTTACATCAGGCACATTTCTGTACTGTGGATATTCTTGTTTTATATCTGCTATTGTTTTCATTATAATAAATCTTTAATTTTAAATGGATCATCTTCATCTTCTTTATCATCTTTTTTCTTTTTTTCTTTTTTTGATGTTTCTGTGCCATCTAATGTAAAACCAAAATCTCCATCTGGATTTAAAGTTTTAAAAGTTGTACTAGCTCTTAAAAATTCATCTTTTCTAACTTGCTCTAATGAAGCTATAAATTGTTCTTTTGAACCACCAACACCTATTCTTTTCATTTGTCTTAAAATATCACCCTCTGAAAATTTAGGATTACCAGGCTCTGCAATCTTGGCTAAAGTATATGATAGATTTATTACAGATGATTTAAGTTGTGCATAATTAGCAGCTTTTGATGAAAAACCATTTTTTGCTAAGAAAGCATCAATTTTAGAACTATCATCAACTTCAAAATCTAATTTACCTTTTGCACCAACAGCATCAGCAGCTTGACTAAACTGACTTCTAAAAGTATCAATTAAAGCTATTGTACCACCAACAGTTCCTATTTCTATATTTGCTATTTTTTCTTGCATAGCTGGAATAGTTTTACTTAAAATAGCATATGTATTTTTTATATCGTTAGCTTTAAATATATTTTTTTCTGCAAAATTACTTGTTTTTGTAGTTCCACTTGTAATTTCAACTTGACCAGTTTCAGGGTTGAAAGTCATTTTTTGACTTTTATCTATTGGTGTAAATCTGTTAGGCATACCAGCAATTTCAGCATCAGTTACAAAAACATTTTTCATTAAAACATTATCAAATGCTTGTTTTGTTTTTTGAGTAGTAGGAGTAAATGCTTTTTTAATTTTACCAGCTTGAATTAAAGATGGAAATGCTGCTGCACCTATACTTTTACCTTGAGATCCTTGTTGTAATAATCCTGCTGCAAATAAAAATTCTTCGTCTTGTAATAATCCTTTAAATATGCTCATTATATTAGTCCTTGTTCAGTTAGTTCATCAAAAAATGGATTAGCAGATGTCATACTTCTTGTATAAGTATCATTAAAAGTATTACCATATCCATATTGTTGATTGTTTGGTGTTAAGTTTAGTGTGTTTGCAATTTTAGTTTTAGCAGCATTGTAAGTGTCCATATAAGCAGATGATACTCCTAAATTACTACCCATGTTTTTAAAATAATCATTAACCATTGAGTTCTCATTTGTTTCAATAGTTTTAAAATCTTCTAAATTATCAAATAAAACTGCATTATTATTATTTACAACATCATTTTCACCACCAGTATTTTTATTATCTATTGTATCAAAATATCCAGCATCTATTAAAAAATCATGTTCTGGTGATCCTTCTACTAAAGTTGCATTTGGATCAAATGCTCTACCATTAGCAATATAAAAATCTCTTGATAAAGGCATACCAAATTTATCTGTACCTTCTAAAAATTTTGTTCTGCTTTTTTTATTAGCAGCATTAGCAAATGGAGCAGTAATTTCTTTTAATACATTTAAAGTAATTAATGGAGTTTCAAAACTTGTTAATCTTTCTAAAGAAGTTTTGCCTGACAAAGCATCATTAAGATTGACACCACTATTAACTAAATCAACTACATTCTTTGCTTCAACTTTTGTTTCTTTGGCTTCTGACATAGCTGTATTATAAGATGTGTTTGTAATTCCTTGATAAGCAGAAGTTGATCCACCACCAGATGATTGTTGTCCACCATCATTACCACCTCTATCCATAGCACCACCAATATCTCCACCAGCTCTATTTTGTCCAGGATCTCTTGATCCAAAACCATCTAAACTTAAAAGACCAGATGCACCTATATTAGGTTTTCCATCTTTTAAAGAACCATGTAAATTAGCATCAATTAATAAACCTTTTTCAGCTTCTGTAATATATACAAGTTCAGTTGGTGGACTATTTTTACTAGACTGCCAAAATTTAGGTGCAGTTACTTCTTGAGTTTCACCAAGATAATTTCTTACACCACCTTGCATTTCAAAGTTTTTATCTAATAACATTTATGTCCTTATATAATTATTGCAATAACAAAAAGAATGAACATACCTATAAAAACTTTCATAGGCTTTTCTTTTACTTTTGTTTCTATATCAAAATATATTTTATTTATTTTATCCATAAATTATAAAATTATTGCTATAATTAAAATAACAACAGCAATTGCTATTGCTTTCTTATGTTCTTCCACAAAATGTGGAATATGATCTTTTAAGTTCATTATAATAGTCCTCCTAATAATCCACCTACTACAGCACCACCAATTCCAGGTGCAATCATATTACCAATTAATGCTCCACCTAATCCTTGTGTTACTCTATTAGGATTTGTTTGTGTTTGTCCTGATTGAACTGGAAAACCAGATGCAATAGGATTAACGATATTACTGTATTGTGATAAAGCCTGAAAAGGTGCTAGGTTTTTTTGTCTTTGTATGTTTTCTAACTGTCCACCTACTTGTGTTAAAGTTGGTGCAGCAGTAGCAATACCTAATTGTCTTTGTCTTTCTCTTTCATACTGGTCAAAAGCATAAGGTAATGCTTCTTGAGTAATACCAGATAATATTTGTTGTTGATTCATAGCAGATCCTGGTGTTCTACCAGCTCCACTAAATTCAGAATTTACAGCAGTTGCAATTTGATTTGCTGAACCTTGTAGCATTGGAGATAAAAAAGGATTTAAATAATTTCCAGCTAAAGTGTCAGCAAGTTGTTGATTAGCAGATTCTGCCATAACTTCTTGTTGTGCAATACCTTGAGTTGTTTGAGTAGTTGGTGCAACATATCCTGCTGCTCCTACACCTTGATTATATAAATTACCAGCTTCAGATATAATCTGATTTAATGCTGGTTGTGCTGGTGCATAAGGATTGACAGTAGTATTTTGTACTTGTCCTCCACTAGATGATCCTCCTCCAAATGACATATTATTTTTCCTTTTTGTTTGTTATTGTTTTTTCAAGAACTACATGAGTTCTTTTGTAATTAAATTGTTCCATAATTTTTTCCCAACCTTTTCTAGCAATTAATTCCATATTAGAACATTGATTATCTAAAGCAAAATCTTCTAATACTTTAATAAGATGTTGCCACTTTTGTCTATGTCTGCCTGTAACTATAAATATGTTGCAAGATTTTTTTAATTTTCTTTCAACTATTTCTGTAACTACAACTCCATAGTATTTTTCTAAAGCTGTTTCTTTAGTGCTATCCCAAACTATCCATAACTGCATAGCTTGTTTTTTACAAGTATCATAAACAAAATCTGCATCTGTGTGATTACCTGAATAAGATAGAGCTTTACTAATATCTTTTTTAACTAAATTCCAAACATCATCTAAATTAGATGATGGTATATGTACTAAATTCATTATGTAATATTTAAATAAGTAATACCAAAGTGAATTGAATCAGTTGCACTAGCTGTAGCTTTTAAACTGTCTGAGTTTTCTAAAACTAAAGGTAATGTTAATAATTCAACTGTTGTGTTTGCTGATAAAGATTGTGTTTTAAGTATTGTAAATTCTGTTGATGCTGAACTATCTAAAACATCTAAAGATAATGTAGGTGTGTTAGCAGTATTATTAGTAACTCTTATAGATTTTATTATCAATGTTTCTGTTGATGATGCTGTAAGTAAAGCTGTTTCAGCAGTAGTTGCTAATGCTTTTCCTATAAAACGATATGTATTTGCCATAATTAATTTTAATTTTATGGTTTAGTTGGAAAAGTTACGTTTGCTATTTTTTCAACTGTGTCTAAACCATTAGTTAAATCTCTTAATGCTTGTCTATAAGTTTCCATTTCTGAAGTCATAGTTACATCTGATAGAGCATAATGATCTGTATCTGCTAAAAGATTATTTCTAACAATTCGTAAATCAGTTAATTTTATATTTACTTTATTAGCATTCCAATTATTAGTGTCTGTTGTTTTCTGTGCTTCTTCAGCAACAGTCATATCTCTTTCAACACCATTATAATTTATTTTTGTCATATTTTTATTCTCCTATTTTAAAGTAATCCGTAAACTTTAATATTGCCTTTTATATTTCCACTTGCCATAAAAAAATCTAATCCAGATAAAGCTGTTGTATTTCCATAAAACAATCCAGTACCAGATAAGTTCATTAATATTTTTGAACTGTTTGGACTTTCACTAATTGCATGCCAAGTAACATTTTTAAAATTGTCAGTTGATAAAGGTTCATAAAGATATAAATGAAAATTACCACCACCAGTATTTTCTGTAGAACTAATATTATTCATTATAGTAATTCCATCATCACCATAAGTTCCACTATCATATCTTGTTTGACCAGAAGAATTAGATGTATAATTTCCATTCCAACCTCTACGATAACTTGTATCAGTAATTGTTGAACCACCTTGTCTATATCTTAATTCTATTTGTTGGTCGTTGGTTGCTGGATGTAAAGTACCAACTACTAAATAATTTAAATAATCAGAGCTAAATATTCCATCAATAACAATATTTGAAGTCATTGAAGTTACATTTGAAGTATGTAGTAAAGCACCCATACCACCACCACCAGCATCTTGCCAAGCTATATCTGTTCCATCAGAAGTTAATACTTGATTTGCTGAACCTTTAGTTAAAATTGCTGTAGCAGCACCACTATTACCATAAATAAGACTACCTCTACTTAACGCATCTACTGTATTTAATTCTGCTGCTGTTGATGTAATTGCAGTACCACCAATATTAAAACCAGTTGCTTGAACTGTGCTATTAAATGTAGCAGCACCAGCTTCTGACATATCAAATGTTAAAGCTGTAACTTGTGATCCACCATCATTACCTAAAATTTTAAAATCTTTATCTGATACATAACTTTTTATTTGAAAATCTGTACTACCTGATTTTGAAATATGACCATAAATTGTACCATCATCTTGAATATATATATTACCATTACCTGCATCTAAAAACACATCATTTCCAGCGTCTAATGTAAAATTGTTAGATGAAGCTACTGTAAAATTAGTTCCATCACCTACTATATTTTCTCCAGCATCTCCAAAAATTACTTTTTTATCATTTGCTAAAGTTACATCCCCAGTAGTTGTTAAATTTCCAGAACTGTCTCCGTCAATCCATTTAACTGAACCATCTGTACCATCAGCAATTATTAGTTGTGTATCTCCTGTAGCTGATCCAGCATTAATACTTCCAATAATTACATTTCCAGAACCAGATGTAATATTATCTCCAGCATCTTTACCTAATCCAATATTTGAATTACCAGTAGTAACAGCAGTTAAAGCCTTTGCTCCTATTGCTGTATTTGAACTATTATTTTGACCAGATGCTCCTTCTAATGCTTCACTTCCTAATGCTGTATTATCACTTCCTGTTGCATTAAAGTAAGAAGATTTATAACCTATAGCAGTATTGTCATCACCAGAAGTTGTGTTTGTTGCTGCTTGTCTACCAACACCAACATTATTAGTTCCATCTGCAACAGCAAAAATAGAATAACTACCAATTCCAATATTATCTGTACCAGTAGTAACACCAGAACCAGCTCCATAACCTAAAGCTATATTATCGTCTCCACTTGTTAAAGCATCTAAAGCAGTTTTACCAATTCCAATATTTCTTTGTGCTGCATTTAAAGTTCCTGTAGTTGTATGTCCAATTAATAAAGAGTTTGTAAAATTTGTTCCTTCAGTTTTTCCTATTAAAGCTAAGTTAGTAGCTGATTTACCATCTAATAAATTTAGTTCTGTTGCAGTAGAAGTTACTGCTACATCTTCATTTATTTTAGGACTTGTTAAAGTTTTGTTTGTTAAAGTTTGTGTTCCAGTTAAAGTAACATCTCCAGTATTTTGTGGAGTAATTATTGTAAATGTAATACTAGCTGATCCAATTGATCCTGAATTATCAGAAGTACATAAGAAAAGTTTATCAGCTCCAGCAGTACCCTCTTGAACAACAACCATTTGACCAGCTAATTCTGCAACTGTATTAAATTGTGGATCTCTACTAGCAGTTCCACTTGATACTACAATATAAACTCCATTTTGAGAATCTGTTGATTGATTTTTAACTAAAACTTTATTTCCTGTTGCTAAAGTTACACCATCTAAAGTATCACCATTTTGTAAATCAGCAGTTAAATCTATATTAGCTGTTGTTGCAGCTCTACAAATAATTCTTGTTCTAAGTCCAGCAACTGCGTCATCAACATAAGATGTAGTAGCTTTTGTGTTCATTTGAGTTTGAACATTTGAACTTACACCATCAAGATAAGCAAGCTCAGTTGAAGTTACATCTGATACTGCAATTTTTTGAGAGCCATTAGATATAACAGCTCTATTAGCAGTTAAACTTTCTGTATCAATAGTAGTAGCTGATCCTGTAATAGTTGCTTGTTTAGCATCTAATTGAGTTTGAATAGCACTTGTTACACCATTTAAATAATTAAATTCTGTATTTGATACAACACCAGTATTAATTCTATCTGCGTTAATTGTTTTGGGTACAGACTCAGCAGTTAAAGCACCTAAATAAACATCAATTGTTTCAGAAGATAATGAACCACTATCCCATGCAACTGTTACTGTTGTATTTGATGAAAATGCAACTGCTGTAATTGTTCCATAAATAGTTCCAGGTGTTGCAGCTATAACTTTTATTCTACGACCAACTGTATAAATTGTTGTAACATCAACTCCAGCAATTGTAAAAGTTGTACCTGAAGCATAAGCAACAGTCGCTGCTCCATCACCATCACCATACTGTACCCATTGACTATCGTTATACCAATCTCTAGTATTTTTCATTAATGCTCTAATAGCATTATTTAAATTACTAGGTAGCATACCCTCATCTACATCAATAGTATTTAAAGATGTGTTGCTTGCCTGCGTTGTTGAATAATCTTTTATATTACTGCTCATATTTTTTTTACTCCTAATTCATAAACCAACTAAAAGCCTTATCGCTTTCAGTATTATTTTTGTTGATTAAAGTATTCAATGCTTCCTCTACTTGTCTTTGAAAAAACTCTTGAGTTTCTATTGAATATCTTACGTTGTCTATATTTATTTTATCACTCATTATCTATTACCACCTGGTGATGCTGTTAAATCAATTCCTTGAGCATTAGTCCAAAGACTTTCTGCTGGAATTTTTACATTTGCTCTAAAGTATCTTCCACTTTGTCTAACTGGTGCAATACCAGAAGTATTAATTGTGCTTGATGAAGAACTTGTAACTGCATCTGCAAGTTTATCTCTAGTTTTAATTACTACATTTGAACTAGCATCTACAATTGGTCTAACACTTGTTACATTTGCTCTTGCACCAGGAAATATTTCTGTTTCTTTTGTTTCAAGTTCAGCTTCTAAATTTTTTCCAGAAAATATTGCTGCTTTAAAATTTTCATCAATAGCACCTAAATATAAATGTCCAGTTGTCCAAAATGCAGAGTCTAATGAAATATTAATTTCATCAAGATCAGAACTTATAATATCCATAAGTTCAACTGTATTTGTTACGATAAATTGTTTAAATATTTGTGATGCTTTAACTTTAGCAATTGACCACTTTTGTGTAACATAATTATAAATTAATAATTTATCACATATACCAGTAGTGTTTGGATTATCTTTACTTGGATATAACCAAATTGCTAAAGTATTAAATGGATCAACAGCGCTTGTAATTCTATCTGTGTA